CCTTTGTATATACCCTCGTATATATCAATGATGTCGTGCGTGCCGCCGCTGTACTCCAGGGCGGCCTCAATGTGTGGACGGCAACGGTTGAATTCTTCAGTGATCACCAGGCACCCCCAGTCAGCGCGACGCGCTTCCAAATGTCGGTCGTGCCGTCGTGCGCCGCCGTGCAGACGTAAATGTATGAGCCGTCCCAGCTCACCATGCCGGATACGTCGCCGGACGCGCCCACGCTCGATGACGGGACGGATTGCTTCACGACGACCTCCTTGTAGGATCCGCTCTGCGACACAACTGGGTACAAGTTGGAGCGGTCAAACATCAAGTAACCATCCTCGGACGCCGTCTCGCCGCCGATTTGCTGCACGATGGCTGAGCGGGTTTGCCCCAGGTAAATCATTAAGCGACGCGCCCACGTCTTCCAGTCATCGCCGTATGGCTCCGGGGCTTTGTATTGTACGCTCATCGCTCACCCCCGGGCACCACGTCCACGCGGTTGATGCCCACGCGCCAGTCCGCCAGGCGCTGACCCTCGACGCGCATCCGAACCTGACGCCCGGTAAATCGCACGCTGGTCGGGTTGCTGAGAGAGTAGGGGCCGTAGCTGCGCTCCGTGCCGTTGGGGTAGAACCGGGTCTTGAACGTCGCGTTGACGTCGCCCTGGGTCTTCTCGTCCGGCACAAGCTCAGTGACGGAAACGACCTGGTTACCCGTGCCAATGCGGAAGGGTCCAGTCTCGGCGAACGGCGTCAGCGTGCCGTAATCAAATCCGATCTCGTGCTCGTACAGCTTGCGGTCGTCGGCGTCGAACATCATTGGCTGGCGGAACGCGCCGCGATCCGTGCCCGTCGTGCGGGCCAGCTCGCCAATGTGCCAGGTGTTTTCGATGTAGTTGTACGCCACGTATCTGTTGTTTTCCGTGGATCCGCTCGACGGGTAGAACCACCAGATTTCACCGAATAGCGAATTCGCCATGGCAAACGCCTTGGAGACTTGCGCCTTGTTCAAGTCGTTAAACACGTAATCCGAAACGTCAGACTGTAGCTCCTGCACGCGTCCGCCGCTGTACACAAAGAATGAACCCACGCCCATCCAGAATGCCCCAGCGTCAACGACCGCGCACGCCTGCTCGGCTCCCAGGCCGCACGACGTGCCGACCCGTTCTATGCCGTAGACGTAGGGCGGCCCCACGTAATTAGCCACATGACAGTCGCGGGTCGTGAGGATCAACGATTGGCCTTGCACGTTGACGCCCGCCAGGATCTGCCCGGAGGTGTTCAACTCAAGGTCGCCAGCCTCGTTTGTCGCGGCCGCTGTCCAGGTGTTATTGTCTTCCCGGTCACTCCACTGCACCTTGCGGGGGTTGCCGCCAGCGCCGAGCGCAAACAGGAACCGTTCCTGCGTCACTAGGATGCCGCGGTTGCTTGTCGGGGCGTTGCTGAGTACCGCCGCGGCGGACGCCGTGTTGAGCTGCCACTCGTAAATCTTGCCGTCGTCGGCGTTGCAGGCCACCAGGTATTCGCCCCACGGCTGTAGGTGCCAGGACGTCGCCGGGTCGATGCGTGAAAAGTCTGGCCGCGCGATACCGTACGAGTAGCTGCCAAAAAAGGATCCGCCAAACCCGGTGTTCGCGTCTGCGTCCTCGCGTCCGGCAGTCAAACCAGTCGGGGTGATGTCGTATTGAATGCCAGCGTCGGAGTAGACGTACAACTTATTGTACGACCCGGCGGCAATCCATCTGTCGTTTGAGTTATCAATCCAGGTCATCATGCCGCGCAGCTTGGCGTTCCCTGCGGTGTTGGATCTGGTGCGCCAACCGCCAATCGGGCGCATAACGCCGTCATGCCAGCGAACGAGATTGGCGTCGCGCCAACGCCCCATGCTCTGCAAGTCAGTCCCGTTTCGATAGACGCCAGCCGGGATGTTTAGGTCAATTAGGGACATGCACGCCTCACGTTAACTTGGATGGTATTATGTTACCATATAAGGGTTTGAACGCAAAAGGACGGCGCAGAGCCGTCCAGTCGCTTAGTGTCTGGTAGTTGTATCATTCAGCCGCGATTTCTTCGGCTTCGCCTGCTAGAGATGCCTTGAGCATATTTACAAACGCATCCTTGCCTACTGACATTTGCGTCACGCTAAACTGAGCGGAGCCGATCTTGCGATCTAAGTCAGCAATGTGGCGCACCATAGCTTGCTGCTCGTCTGTCATATCTTCTAGGGTGTATTCTACTTCATCAATCGTGATTGGCGTTGCTTGTTTATCTGCCATCGTGATCTCCTATGTATTACTCAGCAGCCCAAGGCATACCGCTGAGTGAGGTTGGGTTTGCCATTGCATCCAGCTTTGCTTGGATTGCAGCCTCAGTATCTTCTTGGCTAACCTGATCATGTACCCAGCCTAAGACTGTGGCTTCTGTCAGATCAGCATATGCCACCCAATCATCCGCAGATGGATCAGGGGAATGTGATGTTGTGCCGTAGGATGACGCTGTGTTGTCACCGTCTACGCCGACGCACCTCCAGTGTGCGACTGTAACGCCTTGGTCAGCGTCGTTGTTGTATTCTAGGTTTGAGATAGTCCAAGTGAATGTTGCTGGCATGTTATTCTCCTATTGTGCATTTGTGATTGCCGCCGGAACAATCGCTTTCAATTCCTCTGGCGTTGTTGCCGCGTCAATCGTAGGATCGGCCGGCGCATCTCTCAACGCCTGTTTTTTGGCGGAAATTTCTGCTTGCAATGCGGTGTCACCCGATTCAACCGCTCTCATGAAATCAACATCTAATTTCTCCAAGAGCGGCTTTCGATCTTTTCGAATGATATTTCTTTTGATTTGTTTTGCCTGATTCATGTTCACTGTAATCATTTATTATTCCTCCGACGCGACATAATTCGGATGTAATGGGTCGGTGATGAACATATCAAACTCACCCCCCACGCCATCAGTGAGAATTGAATCGTCAACCGTCCACGCATCACGAAACGTTCGATCCTCTGGCAAATCTGAATCCTCGATGATCTTATAGGGAACACCGTGCGGAATATCTTTCTCGCATATTGCATCAATCCCATATTCAGCCAAAGCCTCATCAGTTGGTTGCATTACAGCCAATCGAGATTCGCCGTTTTCATCAGTCCATTTATATATAACTCTTGTCATTTTTTTCACCTTAGCCATACGACCTGAAGGTTTGAACAATCTGCCAAAGCCCCGCCGCTAAAAAATTCAACATAATCATATCCGCCACCTCTTGCGAACCCAACCTGAACAAAATCTCCGCTTGTGAGGTTTCTTTGGAATCCTGTGGTGGCGACATAGTTTGTATCAGAGAAAGTAGTTGCAAACGTCACATAATACTTTCCCGCTTGAGGTTCCGTCATACTCGAAACATTTCCAGAACCTCGAACACTTGGAACGCTGCCGTTGATGTTAATCCATGCCCTCGGCAAGTACCCCTTTTGCGCGGCACCTGATCCCGCTTCAACATAAATGTGGCGGAATTTTTCGCTCGCCTTTCCAAGGTCGATTGAATTATTTGAACTACTGTTTCCGGTCATATTCCAAGGAACAATCGCATTTGAACCATCAACAAACCGCAAACCCGCAACGCCGGTTCCAACCGCTAGATCACCGCCGACAACGTTAAACACGCCAACTTTAGTTGTGTCTCTGTTGAACTCCATGATCCGGCCATCAGAGTTTTGGCGATGAAGTGCCAACGCATCACCGCCATTGCGGATGATTCTAACCAAACCAAAACTTTCAATTTGCGTTCCGGCGGCTGTGCTGTTCACCGCGCTTTTGCCGATCAAAACATCGCCGCTGCTGTCGATGCGCATGCGTTCTGAGCCGCCTGTTCTGAACACAATAGGGCGGGTGTTATTTTGAGCATCACCACTGTCTATCTGTAAGCCAGAAGCCTCATACAATCTGCTTACTTGCGTCAAAGTATTATCAGATGAAACAGCAATACCGCCAGATACATGAAGCTGCATAACTGGCGATGTTTCACCAATGCCAACATTACCGCTGCTGTCGATGCGCATGCGTTCTGAGGCTGCCGTGCGAAAAGTCATGTAGTCAGCAGCATGTGCATAAGCAATTTGACCAACATCTGCATCGTCTATGTCGCCAAAGTTTATGTAATCAATATTTCCCGCGTTGGTTAGAAACTGAAGAGTAGGATTTCCAAATTTGGAATTAGAGGCTGCATCAAGTCTCACAGTTGCGTTGTTTGCATTTATATCTAATTCTTCTGCTGGCGAACTCGTCCCAATCCCAACATTACCAGAGCTGTCTAATGTAATTCTGTTTGCTGTTGCGGTCACATCTCGTATAACAAAATCAGTCCCGCTAACAAATTGCTGATAGGAACGTGAGCCACCCTCTAAACGGAATACAGGTGTAGTTGCTGCTATGTGCAAATTCTCTTGTGGCGAACTCGTCCCAATCCCCAAACTCTCAGCACTCGCATCCCAGAAGAACTTTGCCGTGGTGCCTGTGTCCTCGTAGAAGCTGATGTCGCCTGAAGCATTAATACTTAAACGCTTAGCATTGTTGGTGTATGCATCAAGTAAACCTGTGTTATTACCTGTAATTCGTTCATTACCATCCCCCCATCGCAGAGAGTAAGCATTACCTACATCAACGTGTCCTGAAACATCGGCATTACCATCCACAGTCAGCCCATCGCTGGTCAAAGTCCCCGTGATGTCTACGCCTGTGCTGGTGGTGGCGAGTTTTAGAGCGTTGTCGTGGTAAAGAGTTGCTGAACCTGCATTTATAAACTCAGCATATGTTCTAGTCGTAGACTGATTAGTAAGGCGCAAATTGTTTGCTTGGATTTGCAGATCACCTGTACCATCGTCATGTATAATACTATTAGACCCATCATGGTAAATCTGTAGGTCAGACCCTGCGCCGAAGATGGCTTTGTCGTTGTCGCCGAAGGTAATGTCTGCGGATGTGCTTGCGCCTGCTAGGGTTGTCGTGCCTGTCGCAGTTAAATTGGTAAACGTACCAGCGCCCGCAGTTGTGCCGCCAATCGTTACACCATCCAACGTACCTGAGTTAATATCAATGCCAGTGACAGGCGTAGTACCGTCAAGCAGATCGTCCAAGTTGTCAAAGTTGTCGTTAATCTTTGTGCCCCAGGTATCCTCTGACGCTCCGACTTCTGGCTTAGTTAAGCCGTACGTGGTGGTGGTGGTATCTGCCATTGCTCAACTCCTTAGTGTTCGCCAAGGCGCAGTCTTCCGTCGATGTGAGGGGAAAACGAGCCGCCCCGACCCGTTGTGCAAATTATCTCACAAAGCGTCGGATCCGCCAAAAATTCATGCTACGCGGCCTCACTCCAGGTATCGCTGGCCGGGACGCCGTCAGTCCAGGTGTCAGACACAGCGTCGACGCCAGTCCAAGTGTCGGACGCCGTATCCGCGGTTGGTTCCCATTTCTCAATGGCGTTTGCCGTAAATGTCGCCGCCGTCGCAATTGCCGCGCCGCTGAACTGCACGCGATTTCCAACCGCGACAACGGAAGACGAGCAGGGCAGGGCGACCGAGACGCTCACGATTGTCACCGCATTTGCGGCACTCGTTAACGCGGGCGATGCCGTCGCGGATCCCAACCTTACCTTCTCACCAGACGCGGATCCACTCAGCGCCGCCGCCGGGGTGGCGTCACCCTCA